TATACCGGAACGAGACTATCGCAAATCTCTCTGATGACATCATCTGTCACCTCTTCTTTATCATAGTTTTCTAAGTCGTCACGAATCTCCTGCTTCATGCTCCACCTAGTGAAACTTTTTTCTTCACAAATATCCATTGTGTTCCTTTCTCTAATCATTACTTTCTATATTACTACTTCTAAAAATTTATGCAAAAAAATTAGGATTGATTTCTTTAGATTTTTGCACAAAAAATAGGATTGGGCGTTCTAGCGTTCCTCCCCTACGGGGTCCCATTAGGATTCCCCGTTTATCTTTCTATGGGTCTCCTCCAAAGAAAGATAGGCTTCCAAAATGCCCTCGTCTAATTCGTAAGGGTCACCATAGACCTCGTCATATAAACCCCACTCAACATACTTGTTAAAGTGTTCCGGCTCAACCGGTCTAATCTCATACCAATTGTTGTTTAGGATTTCTAATCTTCCTGCCTCTACTTCTTTTTCAATATCAAAGTCAGTTGCAATCTCACTAATCTCGCTCATGCAGTAATATCTTCGCTCTTGGTAATCTAATCTTACTTCACCGTAAGCAGATATTTCCCACTTCCGTCCTGCGTAGGATACAACCCTTAAAGGCTCAAAGTCAGAAGATTTATAGAACATTGAGTCCAAGCGATTAACTTGGACTCTGTCCTTGATAACTTTAAAATTCTTCGTCATTTGCAAACACCTCCGGTCTTTCCTCACCGAATATATCTTCAAACTGAAGAATATCTTCGTCATCAATATCAATCATTTCCCTTATATGCTTTTCTAACTCCGGCTTTTCTTCGTCAGTTGCCCGACTCCAAGCCCAAGCTAAATCGTTCATATAGGTATGTTGGTCATCTTCGTAGGCGATTGTCAGATAGTAAGCAATTAAATCTGCATTGTTTCTTTCAATCAAATCGTATGCAACTTTTTCTGCAACTCGCCTATTAGCTGAATAATATCCTTTGTTATAGCACATTATTACCAGACCTCGTTATATTCAAACGAAGCATTAACTTGCCCATGAAAGTCTATAAAGATTCCCATAAACTGTCCGTCATCATCAAAGATACCCTCAACTGCATACTCTCCATCTCCGTGAGTAGTATTGACTACAACTCCAAGCTCAACTTCAGCAGTTCCGTTGCCTTGCCTGTTAGCTTCACAAACCTTTGTATAAAAGTTTTGTTTATTGTCAAGAGTAGGGTCGTTCAGAGCTATCGGAACTCTCCTTACTTCTTTGACTCCGTTTTCTTCACCGACAACTTCCTCTTTCCACTCAAGATTATATTGTCCGTTACCTTGTTCAGTATGTTTGATGTAGCACGGGTCAACCATAAAGACCTGTCCCGAATCTACTCCGACACTACCAATAACACGAGTTTCCATTTTTTTCCTTTCTCTAACTCTCTATCTATAGTAATACTTCTAAAAAGTAATGCAAACTTAAATCTAAATATTTAGGATAAAAATAGGATAAAAAATAGGATAGTAATTCTAGTTGTAATGGGGAAAAACGAGATTCACCGGCAGGCCGGTGTCCCCTACGGGGTGTCCCGCTCCGCGGGGGTCCAATTTGGATAAGAAGAAAGGGTAGGGAAAAACTAAAAAAACCCTACCCTTTGTTAATTCTTAGATATGACAATCAACAATTAAGCCGATATGTGTATCTTTATACTTCTCTATTAGATTGTCAGTAATAGCAAACTGGTCTTGTTTAGCTTCTTCTGTTTCACCTAAGTTCAACAAGTCTAAGCTAGACATACCAAACCAACCCATTTCACCTGCTTCTATCCAACCCTCTTCGGGGAACAACATAGCCCAAGTGCTATTCACTTTTCTTGTGACAGGTGTCAGCAAATCTTCAGTAGTATAATACTCTGTGACTTCTTTGGTCTCTCTATCGTATAATCTACCTATCTTATTGTTCTTGATATAATCTTCAATCTTTTCTGTGTATTCAATCGGATTGATATTTTCTCTGTCAATCCCTAGTTCTCTTTCAATATCATAAAGTTTGAAGCCAAGCTCTTCTTTCCAATAAGGTATCTGCTTAGTCTCTAAAAAGTCTGTTAGGTCTGTGAATAAGCCACTATCTCCCATACTTCTCCACCTACCACCGACTACCCACCAATCCCACTTTGCGTAAGGATTAGAATACCAAACATCATAGACTTCTCTATTCTCTTTGTCTATCATCATCTCACTACTATCTCCATAGATTTGTGTGAATAGTTCTTTATGTTCATCATTAAAGAAATCAAACTTCTCACTAGCCATAAGTTCATAGAGACTATCTATAGGTTTTAATCTAGTAGCAATCTCATCTTCTGTTCTTTTTCTACCACCTTCAGTATCCCAAACTGTAGAATTTCTCTCCCAGTTTTCAATGACTTCTCTTCTTTCATTATGTAAGTTAGCTAGTAAAGTCCACTCCCTATCAACAAATGCTCTCCAAACATTAGTTGCAGTTTGATTAAATTGAATATCTCTTTCTAAGTAATCACTTTCATCTTCAGGATTTTCGTTATAAGGTGCTAATGCACTTTCCAACTGTGGGTGATACCATTGATGATTATATGCGTTTCTATACTCATCTTCCCCTGTGTTTTCATTTGCTCCCTCAAACCTTTCTAGTCCCTCTTTAGGCAGGACTACTAAAACAGTAAAATGGCTCATACTCTTTCCTTTCTTATAATATCTTTAGCTCTTTCTATTCCTCTTACAAATCCCCAAACAGAGTTTGAGTTACAACCCTCGCACCCTGTTAGTCCACTTGTAATATCTATTACTTCATCTTTATCGTATTCAATATCAGAATTTTCTTCTATAAATTCTTCTATTTCATCTTCAAATAGTTTTAGTAAATAATCTGTTAAATATTTATCTAACATTAGTTTCCTTTCTATATTCTTTAATAACTGTATCACATATCTAATATTAAGTAAAGGATTTTTAGGAAAATTTAGGATATTTTTTTTAGTTGTAATGAGAGCTTCCATACCGCACCCCCACAGGATGTGGGTGTCCCCGAAGGGAGTCCGCTCCGCGGGTGAAAATTGGAAATCGGGTAGGAAAACTATGAAAACCTACCCGATATTAAACTTACTTTAGAAATTTATCTTCTAGTTTTATCCAACCCCATGCTAAACCACTCATAACTGTTAGCAGTCCAATACCCATGAGTATCATATAAACTATTACTTGTATAGGCATGTTAGTTCTCCTTTCTTGTCATTGTGTAAGAATGTGGTCTTTCTTCTAATCCTAAGTCATACAACTTAGTCCAATACTTACTTTCATAATCTTCTTCATCTATGTATTCATCTACATCTTCAACTCTAAAGATATAAATAGTTTCTCCCATAGGTCTATCGTGATGACTTCTAGTCAATACAATTACCCCACTTTCAACATGACTAAAATCTAACTTAGCAGTTATGTTTTGGTCATTAATGGTATCAAATACCATATACTTTAAGAAGACACTATCCACCTCTTTGGGTTCAGTTTGTCCAAATGAGTTCATCCAACCAACATACCCCATAGCGATACCATACTCCCAATGTTCGTTCATACTTCCCGGACTTGATAGTGTTGCACTTAGTTCTGGTAATAATTCACCAATCTTCCAATCAGCATACATTTGATAACTCCATTCGCATGGATAATCTTCTTCACAATGAGGACATTCTTCGTCATACTCAATTTCAGTTTCGTCCCATATCCATTCGCTATAACCTAACAATTTATCCATATCGTTTTTTACCTCCATTCATTCTTCCATTATCAGTAGGTCTACATAACCCCCGGTAATTACCACCTTTTTTACTTTTAGCTTTTCTTCGTTCGTGTCTATTCATTTTCCTTTAGTCTTCTTTCTCTTCTTTTTATCATACCCATTTGATTAGGTGTGACATATATTTTTTTACCTGTTCTTAGTGTTGTATATAGTATTTTTTCCATACCATTACATTACTACTTTTCTGTATATATGCAAGGATATTTTTAGATTTTTTTTAGATAGTGTTTCATGTGAAACACATTACCCCATTTTGACCCCGAAGGGGTATCCCCGCAGGGGACCCGGCTCCGCCGGAGGGCGGGGCTTGGATTTAATCCTCGCCCTTTTCCTTCCCTGTTTCTTCATCTAAGATTTTCTTAAAGTCATTAACAATTTCATCAACTGCGTTTTCCATTTTGCTATCCAAATCTAACTTATCCATTGCTTTAGTTACATCTAAATACATTTCTAACATAGTAGAGTAGTCATCATCAATTGGGTGTGTCTTGTTGTCAAAGTCTGTGACTGTAAATCTATCTTCATCATTTTCTGCGTAAGTCTGAAATAATGCTGATATGACCATAGACCTGTCAAACATTGGTTCTAATTCATTTTCAAGAGCTTCACTAGGTAATAGTTTTGCTAATGGTATGATTTTAGTAGACCCATCATCTAAGTGTTCATAAGTCACTAAGACAACTTCATTCCTGCCAGTTAGTTTATCGTGAGCAATCGCTACATCTAAGTTGTGAGCATTTCTTTTAATTATGCAATACTTTTCGTAGAGCTTACCCATTCCATTTTTTTCCATATTATTCCTCTTCCTTTATTTCGTAAATTGTGCCTTTGAAGATTTCCTCTAATAATTCAAGGTTATCTTCTATAGCTTTATCGTTTATTAATTCACCCGATTTAAAGACATCTGCCAAATCGTGTGCGTTTCTAATTTTTCTCATACATCTACATTACTACATTTGTATATATATGCAAAGGATATTTAGATTATTTTTTTAGTTGTATATATCAGAAACAAAATTGACCCCACGGAGTGGTACCGGCTCCGCCGGTGGGTTGGGCTTGGATTTTGACATTATAGCATATCTACAATATATGCAAGTATATTTTAAAAAAAGTCAAAAACAATATTTGTATATATTGCATAAGCTAGTAGATTTATTGTATTGGCTTTTTGATAGATAAAGATTTAGAGACTTTCAGAGGAATTTGAAAGGTGGCTCGTAAAGTGTCCACAGTCTCGGAAAAGAAACTACCTGCTCTAAGACAAGTGAGGCGAAGAAAGTATCCTAGGTGAGACTTCTTCCCCAACATCTTCTCATTGTTCATAGTCGCTTATCGAAACTACCTGCACAGAGTTGGGGGTGAAAGCCCCAGTTGCAACCTAACACCAATCGAAATCCTCTGAAAATCTCTAAACAAAATCCTTTCGTTTAGTGAGATAAAAAGAGCAGGCAGGACACAGTCCCCCTGCTCTTTTTTTATAATCCTATCCGGACCCCCGAGTGGACTCGGGTATCCCGCTCCGCGGAAGGTGAAATTTGGATAAAAAAAATGGGGGGTTGCCCCCCCACTCTGTTTACTTCTTCATTGTTATAACCTTGTAAATAGCATATAACATTATTTAATCTCTCCAATCTCTTCAATCTCATCAATTATCTTGTTTGAAGTCTTTGCAATCATTTTAAAACTGTCTGTTAAAATGTTTTCTTCTCCTTGTATCCAACTTGTGATATATCCAACACTATAGCAAGAAGTATCCATACCTAAATAATCAGCTACAACAAATGCTATACTCTCTGCCTCGCATTCTCTCTGTTGTCTCGGTGCTAACATGTCCCCTAGTGTCTCCCTATCGTGTGCGAACATGTGACCAATTTCATGTAATAAAGTATGTATTTTATCGCTATCGCTTGTCTGCTCTTTTACAACAATTTCTTTTGTTAGGAAATCAGTCCAACCCCCCAACCCTTGTTGATATAGTGATTTATATCTTAAGGTAAATTTATTTTTTTCTATTATTCGTCTCAATACTGGCTCTAATTTTTCAAAATCAATTGGTATGTTGACTTCTTTAATTAGCTCGTGTATTTCCTTAATTGGTAAATCTGGTAATGGCTCTGTATCTTCTAAATCAAATACAAATACATCTTTAAACCAAATTTTCTCCTCCATTTCACCTTTACTATTTTCTTTCTCGTATGGTATCGGTGCTAATTGTGGTATGCGAACTGGTGCAACTCGTTCTTTACAGTTACACTCTTTAACTGCTATTGCTCGGCAATTAATACATGCTACAGGAATTCTATTAAATTTATCAATCCATTGTTTATACCCCATAACATATTTACTAGTTGGCTTATACATCATAATTAACACTTGGTTGTTAAAACTTCTATAGTGAAATTTTTTAATGAACTTTAAATAATTCATATAATCTTCACTATTAGCAAAAGATTTAACTTTATTGTGTATTTTTTCAATTGTCTTGTTTACTGTTTTTTTCTTCATAATTACTTAATATACAGAAATAATTTAAAGTTGTCAAATTTAATATTGGATATTTTAGGAATAATTTTTAGTTGGAACTGCACCCCCCAAATAGCACCCCCAGCGAAGCTGGGTATCCGCGAAGCGGTGCCCCCTGCGGGGTCCCGATTGGAAAGTGGGCATAAAAAAAACCCCCCACATAATCGTGGGGGGTAATTCCTAAAGTTTAAAACCTCCTATCTGTTTTCCTAATCCCTTTGCTCATACCTTTGAAATACAATCCTCTAGCTACATACTTGTAAGCTGTTAGGTATGAAAAATCCCTTTTACTTTCATAAAATTCAATTCCATTTTTATTCTGTATTTCAAAATATATAAAGGTATCTTCAGTCTTGTCATGAGCAATTCTGATAACTCCTCTATCATTTTTCATTAGTTCGGATATCCACATATCTTCTGTTTCAATCCTCTTAGCTACTTGATTAGTTTTTGGTTGTCCCATTTTCTATTCCTCCTCATTTTCTAGTTTTTCAATTTCTTCTTTAATCATTGAAACCCTCATAATTGTGTTGTTCATTTGATTAAGAAGATACCAGCTCAATTCATCTTGATGTATGAATTGTCCAAAGTCTTCGGGGGTATGTGGTTGTAATTCGTAAACCTCTAAACCCTCTTCTAACTCTTCATCACATTGAAAACATGTGTCACCCTCATAAAAGTCTTGTGTCAATTTATAAGGAGCTACCATTGTTTTAATGTAGTCTTCATGTAATTGTGTTTTCTCTTGTTGAGAAACCAAAGCTCCTTTTAAAAGCTCTTGCAGTTTCTCTAGTGTTAATTCGCTCATATAGTTTATTCCTTTTCGTTTAACTTGTTAATAACCACATTAACAGTTCGTAGTTTTAAGTTGTGTATTTCTTTAATATTTTTTTCCCACTTTTTCACATACTCATAGAGCTTGTGAATTGCACAATCACCCCATGCTTGTGAAAAAAATTTAGGATATTTTCACAATCGCCTATAGCTTGTGAAACCAATCCAATCCCGGCGCCCGAGCAAGCTCGGGTATCCGGCCTCCGGCCGGTCCTGTTTGGAAATAAGGTATAAAAAAAAACCCCCCTTTCGGGGGGTTTTAGTTAGCCCATCCACCAACTATCTTTACAATTTGTTTCACACAAATACTCACGATATTCGGATTCAAAAGATGAGACATCACGACACACTGCCATAAATTCTCCAGAATTGTAATCGTAGTTAGTACCACAACCATCACAAGTCCAATAAGTTTCATTCATAATTATCCTTTCGTTATAACTAATAATAGCAATCTATAAAAAATTAGCAATAAATATCAAAATATAAATATAGTAAACCCCGAAACCAATCCCCGCCCCCGAGTCAACTCGGGTATCCCGGCGCAGCCGGGTCCGGCTTTGATTACACAAACAAGAAAGCCCACCGAAGTGGGCTAACTTGCACTATACACGAAAGGAGGTGTTAAAACTTGTTTCTATTATCAAACAAAAATTCACCAAGCCATTGTTTTTTAATAACAGGTGTTGTTCTGTCATTGATATCCTCTCTGTTCCACATTTTATGTGAATACCATTTGTAAGCAATTCTGTTCTTAGCTGATTTCAAACTTTTGTCTTTATACAAGAAAAAGATAAAGGTAAGAATATAAGCTAACCAAGTTCTGCTTTCACCTAAATGCCCATACCAATATCCAATTTCTTGTTTATTGTGTGCATGGTCGTATCTTGGAAGAATATTGTCATCATTAATCCAATTTGCGAATTGGTGTGCATGTTTATGACATAGACGAAAATAAACTGGTCTTTCGTCAAAGTAATCATAGAAGTCACCATAACCACCTTGTGTGATTAGGTCTAATGCGTTTTCGTTGTTTGGTTCATGACTGACCCATGTGCAACTTTTAATTGCACATGTGTCTGTTTCAAATCTGTAATCTGACATTAGATATACTCCTTTTTGATTTCGTTCAATATGTGTTCTTCGCAACTGTCACAATGCAAGAATTTATTATCGTACTTAGCTTTAATTTCTTTTTCAATAGTTTCTGCAATAGCGTCTTGGCTTTCAACATTATCTTCTTCTGCGTCATAGTAGAAGTTAATAGTCTTTCCAAAGTCACAATCACATTTTGTTTTAACTTGTGTCATGCCAGAGAAGTCGTATAGCGTTCTTTCATCAAAGCTATAAGAACCTTCCAAATGGCTTGTACCTGTGTGTCTTATCATATAGTTCATAGTTTTTTCCTTTCGTTGTATATAAGTATTATAAGCATATATGTAAATATAAACCAAGTATTTAATCAAAAAAAAATAGGAAGTTTTCACAAAGTCATAATGCTTGTGAATAATACAAATCCGAGCCCGCGACGAGTCGCGGTGTCCCAGCGTAGCTGGGTCCGGCTTGGAAAAGACCAAAAAAAAACCACCTAACATTTCTGCTAGGTGGTCTCTTTTATTTGTTTAAGTATCTACAAATTGCTAATGTCACAAGACATGTAACCCATAATAAGCCCCAGTCTGTCTCTATCCAAAAGTAATTTATAAACCCAAGATATTCTTCACGATACATTATGCACCATTAATTTCTGCAATTAATTGCTCATACTGTTCCAATGAAAAATCATCTTTCATATCTTTCAAGAATTTTCTAATTGCTTTATCTTTCAATTCTATAGACTTGCCCATACCCATGACCTTTTGACTAAGAATATAATCTTCTTCTTCAATAGCCCCGATATTTTCTGCAAACTCTTTTAAAAGACTATGCACTTCATTTCTATCCATTTTTATACCTTTCGTTAGTGATACTTTAAGTATCTATCTGCCCACCTTTACAATGGGCAGTTAGATAATTACTTATCGTTATTTAGTAAAGCACTAAATTTATTTTGCTTATGGTTAGCACTTCTTTGTATGTGGTCTAATCCAGCTTGTTCTAAATCTGCTTTAAGCTGATTTAGTTTTTCTTCGCTTAGATATTCACTTGCACCTTTAACGATTTCTTTTATATCGTTAGCCATTTCATCATAATTCATTACTTTATACCTTTCGTTAATTGATATTTACCTTGTGTAAATATCCTAGTGGCTACCGATTAAGATAGCCACCGAGACACTTACTTGCAATCGTATCCGCTTATTTCGTTAGCTACTGCAATCCAACGATTTGCACTTGCCCCGAAATAATTTCTAAAGTCATCAAATACAATTACTTCACCTGTATTTTTGAAGTGTTCTGTATCGTAAACTCTAGCAAATCCACTCAATCCTTTATATTGAGTAAAGCTGTGAGAGTAACGACCACTTGCCCAAATAGTATTGATTAAGTAATCGTTAGCCCACTCTTTTTTGCAAATATAAACTTGCTCTAAACCAGTCTGCTTTAAAGTCCTAGTTATGATTAGTCTATTTTGTTTTAGTGTGCAGTTAGTCCAAACAATCATTTCTTTAAGATTGTCTTTAGTTCCTGCTATTGATTTTCTAATTAAGTTATACATTTTTAATTTATCCTTTCGTTTAACTTAGTTAATTTGATTACCCGAAAAAATCGGATAAAAGGTATTTTTGCTAATTGGTGGGGGTTGTAATTCTCTAATTCATTTTATGTGGCGGTCAAAACGCTACTTAATCCATACACACAACTTGAGGAAATCCTTAGATTTTTAAAACCCCGCTATTCAATTATCAAAAAGCCAATACCTGTATTGTATGCAGATATATGCAATTATGCCAAATTTTGTGACCTTTAAAATTTCTGAAATCCCCAATGTTTATGGGCTTCAAAAAATATTTTTTTATTTTTTTAAAGAAATTTCTTAATTTTTGTCTCTAAAAGTGGCTAAGACTTTACCCCAAGATATTTTTTTTCACAATCTAGCACTGCTTGTGAATAATATTTCACAATCACTATGACTTTGTGAAACCAACCCCCGCGGGCCCACTAAAGTGGGCTTCCAGCACTTCGTGCTGGTGACTCTTGTATTATAGTTATACTAGGGGCAGGGTAGATATCGCTGGAATAAAAATTATTTTAGTTTAAGCTTCCCGCACAATTTTTCCAATGTTTGAATGCGCTTTGATTTATGCACCATATAGTATAATTAACACATGGATATTGACCATACTAAACAGCTTCCGGCCCCTGTGGAGGATTCCTCATTGGATTCCTTTACTAGCTCTGTGGGTCGTCCGTCGAAATTGGAAGAATCCAGAGTAGAAGAGCTTGTTAAGTGGCTAAAGCTAGGGTATTACATAGAAGACGCTTGTACTATGGCAGGAATTGGTAAAACAACCTACTACAACTGGATAGCCAAGGCAGAGCAAGAGGAAGGGCCAGAATATGTGGAGTTTATGAACGCAGTAAAGAAGGCGCGCGCTGAGGCAGAGGGTGCTCATATCATGAATATTCGTAAAGCGGCCGATAACGGGGTCTGGCAGGCCTCTGCGTGGTTCCTAGAGCGTTCTCACCCTGTGAAGTGGGGTAAGCGTAACCCAGACCTAATTAATGAGGAATCAGACGAACCTGTGGAGTTCGATATAAAATATGCTGATGGCTAACCTTCCCGCCAGATTTTTCCAATATTTCTTTGCGTTTTCACTTAGGCACTAGATAACTAAGAAAATTTTCCGGAGCTATGTTTGTATATATGCTTTTTCCCCTCCCGGGACGGAATAGGCCCCTCCCCTACCCCAAAATATAAAAATTTTTTTCGCATAGGAGCTAGGTTTTACTATGGCTATATGTTCTCTTTAGGAGTATGTGCGGCGGGGGAGCGGGGTCTAGTAGGCTAGTAAGAGATATTTATAGCGAAGTTTTTTCGCAAGTAGGACCACCCTCACAACATGCTATAGCTTTTTGCATATATGCGGGACATTGTGGATTGTAGCAGTATAAATAGAAGAGACCGGCGCTGGCTTTAACAGAACACCGGTCTCATATTAAGCGAATTATAAACAGGATTGCAGTTCTATTTATTATTCGTTATAAATATACCATAATTATTTTTTTACTTCTTAAATTTGCAAATCATTTTTATTTCTGTATTGTGCTTGATACAAGTAACTACACGCACTGGCTTTCAGAATGAGTGTAGCGTTCAGAACTTTATCAAGTGGACTAGCCAGACCATAATCGTCCGTCATAGGGATATTCCTCGGCATAATTTAAATTTTGGTTGGGCGGGGCCGACACAGGGTTAGCTGTGTTAAAACCAAAAATGTTTCGGTTGGGTGCTAAGATATATCTACTATGTCGTTGGATTATATACAAAATGGAATGAGATTTAAAATCAACGATAACCAAATAACTTACATAAAAAACAAACAAGTGATTGACACTTGGACTCAACCAAATCTAAATCCAAAAGCATTAGAACGATATGTTATCGACAGAATGATTTCTTTGGCTTACCTCTACAAAGAGGAACTAATTCGACTATAATAAAAACATGATTTTTAGATTTCATGTTAAGATATATTTGTCGGCTCCACTAACCGATATCCTCCCATCACTGGCTATTCTTTCGGGGATAGCCTTATCCAAAAGGAGTCCAAGCACACCTTATGAGTAGAGTAGAATGGGACGCAGAAAACGAAACCTACGCAGAATTTAAAAAACGCCGAAGTAAAAGTTTTAACATATCGGGCATGGGGCAAAAAAAACGAGAGGGTACCGGAAAGAAAAATCTATCAGAGCTAAGGGAGATGGCTTTGAAGAGAGCAAACTACAAATGTGAGTGGCCGAACTGCAATTCTAAAAAATGGCTAGAGATGGCTCATCTACGAGCAAAGGGTATGGGTGGACGCGACAGAGAAATATCTGATGACCCAATGAATGTTTGCATGCTTTGTAAAGAACATCACGATATCTTTGACGGCAGACAACGACAAGGTTCAAAAAGAGAATACACTGAACTTCTCAAGGGATTTCTTATACTACAATGGAGAATGAAATGAGTGAAGTATATGACGAACTTAAGGACTACAATCCGGAAGCACTAATCATTGATGATTTTGAAGAAGCATATTTAGGATTTTCTACAGACGGAAAAGCTATCTATGATTTTTACACAATGCTTGATGTTGTTGTAGAAGGCATTTTAGAAGATGAAGACTGCACAGAAGATGAAGCAGTCAATGACGCTATACAACATATTGAGACAAATATTATTTCTGCGTATGTTGGTCCTTATACTCCTATTGTGATGTATAAGGAAATCTATGACTAACAAGTATGTTCCTAAACTTCCTGCTTTACATAGCGGTCAACAAAAAGTAAAAGACTCAGACGCTCGTTGGAAAATTCTTTGTGCGGGTAGACGATTTGGTAAAACAAGACTTGGTGTTCAGTTATGTATGGAAGTAGCACTCAAAGGTGGTAGAGCTTGGTGGGTTGCTCCTACATTCTCAATTGCTAGAGTTGGTTGGCGTGATATCGCCGCAAGTGCAAAATCTTTTCCTAGAGAGATAGAACCAAAAGTATCTTTAGCTAACATGCAAATTGATTTAGCTAACGGAGGTTCCATTGGTGTTAGGTCTGCTGATAATCCACAAAGACTTAGAGGTGAGGGTCTTGATTATCTAGTTATGGACGAGGCTGCTTTTTGTAAAGGCGAAGTATGGTCAGAAGTTCTTAGACCTACTCTTACAGAAAGAAAAGGTTCTGCGTTATTTATTTCAACTCCTATTGGTAGAGACAATTGGTTTTACGACTTATGGGAACAAGCAGAAGATTCAGAAAACTGGGAGAGATTTAGATTTCCTACTACTGACAATCCCATGATTGACCCCGAAGAAGTTGAGGCAGCTAGAAAAGAAGTTGGCTCTATAGTTTTTGCACAAGAGTATTTAGCAGAGTTTGTTGACGCAGGTCAAGGTATGTTAAAGCCAGAATGGATAAATTATTTTACTATTGTTCCAGACCCGGCAGGAAATCTTAAGTGCATAGTTGAAGGCACAGAATATTATTTAGCTAATTTAGAAAAGTTTGGTATTGTAGATTTAGCTACTACAACCAATAAAGATAGCGATTTTACAGTTATTACTTCATTCGCAAGAACTCCAGACAATAGATTACTAGTTATTGATATGACTAGAGCTAAATTAGAAGGTCCAGACATCATTCCCGCGATAAAACGCGCAATGGATAAAAATAAGCTAAAATATGTAGGTATAGAACGCCAAGGTTTTCAAACCACGATAATCCAGATGGCGCAACGAGCTGGTATTCGTGTTAGAAATCTCAAGACGGATAAAGACAAAGTTACACGCGCACTGCCTTTATCTGCTCGCATGGAATCTGGAGATGTGTATTTATTAAGAGACACACACTGGCTTCCAGAAGTAGAGAGAGAAATTATGACTTTCCCTGCCGGAGCACATGATGATATTATCGATACCTTAGCCTACGGCGTTCAAATGTTGCAAGAACAAAGAAGCTGGAGCGCGTATTAATGGCTGAAGAGAAGTCAAGGTTTTCAAAAGCGTTAGATTGGTTGAATGCACCAACTGACGCAAGAATTAGAAGAGAAGCACAACAAAAAGGTTTAATTGTAAACCAATCAGAATATTCATTTTTAAATCAAGCAGTAATGGGTTACAACACCCAATCTGGTTATTTCGACCATAAAAAACTAGCAGAACTAGGTGACGGAACTGGAAACTCTGCTGTTATCGCATGTCTCAATGTTTTAGCTACAGCTTTTGCAGAACCCGGTCTTTTAGTTGCTACTAGAAATAACGAAGGTGATTATGCACAAGATATGAATCACCCATTAGCAAATCTTATAAGAAGACCTAATCCTTACATGACACAACAATTATTAGCAAACTATATTGTCACATCTTTAAATGCCAACGGTGACGCTTTCATTTACAAAAATAGAAATGCAAGAGGTCAAGTCGTTGAGCTAGTTCCCCTTATGCCTCACTTAGTTGAAGCAAAAGGAAACGAAAATGAGCTTATTACTCATTATCAGTATCAACCACAAGGTGGCGTACAAGGGGAAGATTCAGTAAGAATAGAAAAGAAAGATATGGTTCACTTACGCCAAAATGTTGACCCAAGTAACATGAGGCGTGGTCTTGCTCCCCTTAGAGGCGTTCTAAGAGAAATAGCAGGAGATGAAGCTGCTGGACAATACACCGCAGCTTTGTTACATAACATGGCGGTACCCGGAGTAATCCTCTCTCCAAGAGATGACCAAATGGGTGGCCCAACTAGAGAAGAAGCTGAAGCTATTGCTGACATGTATAAGCAAAAGTTTGGTGGTAAGAACAGAGGTGCGCCTATGGTCTTATCCGGTGCTATGAATGTTGAGATAGTATCTTTTTCTCCAGACCAAATGAAGTTAGCCGAATTAAGAAGAATACCGGAAGAAAGAGTATCTGCTGTACTTGGCGTTCCAGCTGTTCTCGCAGGTCTTGGTGCCGGTCTTGATTCAGCAACTTACTCAAATACAAAAGAACTTAGAGAGTTCTTTACCGAGTCAAAAATGGTTCCAATGTGGAACATGGTTGCGCAAGAACTGACTCATCAATTGTTACGACCAGAGTTCGACGGAAACGATAATCAATACTGTGAGTATGATATCGGAAATGTTAGAGCACTAGCTGATGACAAAGACAATCTCTATAAACGCATGAATACTGCTGTACAAGGAGGTTGGGTAACAATTGGCGAAGCTAGAAAAGTCGTAGGACTAGAGGCAGACAATAGACATGATGTTTATTTGAGACCTCTTAATATGATTCAAGTTACAGAAGATGGTTCACCACTTCTTAATGACAGTCCTACTGATGAACCTGCACCGGCAAATAACAATGATGATGAGAAAAGTAAATTAACAACTATTGACTTACCGCCAGAAGTAGAAAGAGAAGATGTTGTAAAACCAACACCTACTCGTTTAAGTGAAGAAAAATATATAGCAGAAATGCCTAACGGTGCTTACTGTGTTATAAGCCATGATGATGGTGAAATAATTAAATGTTTTGAGACAAGAAAAGAAGCAGAAGAATTTTTAAATAACAAAAAAGACGGAGAAATAGAAGAACTTAAAGTATCATTGGAAGAAGCAGAAGCCATGTACGAAAAAGGTGATAACTTGCACAGTCCAGAAGAAAAAGCTCCAAAAAAAGTAACTAACTTTCCTAAGAGTGGAGATAATCAAAAAATAAGTTTGTCTAATTCACAACACCCACAGTTTCCAAGTTACGCTTATGTGAAAGACCTTAAAGAGAACTGGCCAGAGATTTGGAGAAGAGCTGGTACTGGTGGTAATCCTCCTACATCATTTACTGGTAATGACGCTTTCAATAAATGGACAGCATACAAAGGCGGAGATAGAAGCGAGTCAACACTTAACTGGGTTAAGAGAAGAGAACGCTTTATGAATCGTCATAAGGGAAACAACAGACTTAACGGTACTATTGCTGTTATGAAATGGGGCGGTG